CTCCCATGATCTGTGAGAGCAGTGCTCCCCCGCCACCGGCGGCCACAGCCACTCCAGCGACCAGGTAGAACCCCCGCTCCAGGGTCTTGATGCGCCCATCGAGCGTGGTTACGGCAGCTTTGACCTCACCCACGTCCTCTTTTATGCCCAGGATTCCTTCCTCGATCCGGGCCAGACGCTCGCTCTCAGCCATCAGGCACCGCTGACCGCGAGCACGGTGCAATGGGTCACGAAGGTGTCCGTGGCGCCCCCGCTAGTCACCTTGATCCGGAGCCACGGGCGGCCAGGCTGAACCTTGACCGCGAAAACCGAGTGGTCGTCTCCAGTTCCCGCTGCCAGCGCACCCGCGACGACCGAGATCACTGCGGTGGCGGGGGTGCCGATGGATCCGGAGCTGTCGTCGGCGTCCTGGATCACCCAGGTGATGCTGTCGGTCGTCCCGGCGGTGCTCGCGGTGAGCACGACCAGGATCCGGTCTCCGGGGTGGTAGGTGGACAGTGCCGCCAGGTTGATGTCGTCCGGGGTTCCGAAATCAAACGTGGTCGTGACGGCGGTGGCGATGGTGACCTTGGATGACGCCACCACACGCGTATCAGCCAGGTCCCAACGGATGGTGCTGCTCATGGGTTCTCCCGATCAGGTGTTGTTCTTCAGGATCACGTAGGAGTTGCGGTTCTGAATTTTCGCGTCCGCCCGCAGCCACGCGGTGTATTGCACTTCGCCGTAGTTGGCCCTGGAGTACGGGTCGACCATAACGACCAAATTGGATACCCGACGGATTACGTAGGATTCCCGGAAATCGCCGTAGGCCATGCACAGGGTGTCCCCGGCGCTGGAGAGAACCGGCACCGCCTGGTCGAGGATCACGGGCGTGCCGAGCAGACGCCGCTCTGGCTTCCCACCGATCCCATCCGTGAGGGTCTGGAGAATCGGCCGGCCGATGGTGTCCACGATCAGCCGGAGCTGACTCCAGGTTTGCTTGCGCATGAGCCACTTGGCGTTCGGCTCATACGACTCGTCCAGGAGGTCCTGGAATTCGACCAGGTCCTCATAGTCCGGGGTGTCTGGGGTGTCCAGCTCCCTGTCTGCGGTGAGGGTCGAGCAGAGGATTCCCTGAGGCTGCCCAACACCGGTACCAGTCACGAAGTCCGGAGCCTGCTTCCGCGCGATCCGAGTGCCCATCGCTCGGGTGATCAGACCCCGGAAGTCAAAAGCACTGTCCTGAAGCAGCTCCACGGATACCCGGATCGGAGAGTCGCTAGCTCCGGACGAGGTGTATTTGTACGCACCCAGGTCCACCTTCCCGAACGTCAGATCCGCGCCGCCGGTGAAGGCCCCGGATTCCGCGGTGATGGTGCCCGAGTTGGCGGTGTCGTCGAAGGTCGGGTACTCCAGGGGACGCCCGTCGCTGGTGGAAAAGTCCTCGGCCTCGTTGGCGAAGCCGCCAAAAGCGACCATTCTTTCGACGATTTTCTGCCGGAATCCGGCGGGGACCAGGTATCCGCCGGCGGTGGAGAGTCCCTCGCCCTGGGCGCGGAGCTGCACGATGTCCTGGTTGCTCTGTCCGGTGCGCAGGTACGCGTCGAACGCGCGTTCTAGTCCGTCGTCCGGTCGGGTGGCGGCGACGACTCCGATGCCGGAGACGGGCATGTTGTAGGCGTTCTGCCGTGCCCGGATCTCCATGCTGCGACGGGCAACGGCGAGCTGGGCTTCCAGGGCCTCGTACCGCGCCGCCTCATCCTCGCTCAGATCGCGTGGCTCCCCGGTGTCGGGTGCCACCGCCTGGTCGATGATGGCCTGGAGCGCGGCCAGGATTTCCTCAATGGTCATCTCAGATCCCTCTCACTCGGGCCCGTGCCCGAATCAACTGGCTGCGCTGCCGGCAGGTAGCCAGCGGCAGTGAGCGTGCCTGTGTGCTCGCCCCGGCGTAGGCCGGGAATGTGACGGGTGAAACGTCGATCAGCTGTGCGACGCTGATATGCGTGGTGATCTCGGAGTCACGGTCGAATTTCACCTTGTCAGGGATGAACGCGAACGACGCTCCGTCGATGTCGCCTCGCTCTACCAGTTCCCGGAGGTCTGTGGCGTAGCTGGTCCGGGGCAGATCTATCTCGTACTCCAGCCCGGTTGAGTCCAGGGACAGCCGGAGCGTACCGGCGCTCTGCCGACCCAGTACGTGCAGCGGACTGTGGTTGTACAGCGCCCGTACGTCGCTGGTTTCGAGTGCGGTGCTGAACGCGCCGGGTGCGATGGCCTCTTTCTGGCCACTGCCGAGGTCTGTTGGCTGGTTGAAGACACTCGCGTAGCCTCCCAGCCGGTTTCCGGAGAGGGTGGGAGCCGAGCGACACGAGATACGTATCGCAGAAGTCGTAACGTTTCGCGAGTTACGTAAGTCGAAACTCATGCTCCCGGATCTCCACTCGTTATGTCCGTTTCTGGCGTGATGGCCAGAGGCGCACCCGCGATACGGAGCACATCGCCTCCCGGGATCGGTGGCAGGTTCCGGATGGCACGCGCCTCGTTGATCGTTATCAGTCCACCGGCGATCTGCTGCAGCAGCAACCCTATTTCGATCTCGGGCGACGGCCGTTCCAGCGCGGTGAAGTCAAACGCCACGCTCCGGTCGCCCCGGAGCAGAGTTGAGAGGCGCTGCTCCAGGCGCGTAGCCCAGGGGGAGAGGACCGTCCGGCCCATCCCCCGGTTGGACTCCGCGACCCCGGTGCCCCATGAGGTTTGCTTGTCGGTCTGCATGAGCAGGTGCGGGGGGACACCGAACCAACGTGCGATTTCCTCGATCTGGAACTGCCTGGACTCCAGGAACTGCATGTCCTCTGGGCTGATCGACCAGGGAGTGAATTTCAGCTTGCGGTTGATGAACCGGACCTGGGCGGCGTTCTCCCACCCGGATGCCCGCCGCTCAATCGATTTGCGGATCTCTTCGACGTCCTCAGCTTCCACGTCGTCGCCGTCGGCGGAGACGAGACCCGAGATCAGGGAGCCTTCCCCGAACATCTTGGCCGCCGCTCGGTCCCCGGCGATACCGGTACCGATGCTCTGACGCGCGGCGGAGATCACGGATAGTCCCAGGAAACCATCGGTGCTGAGGCCCGGCGCGTGCAGGAGCGTAGAAGCATCGTGGTCGACGATCGTTCCATCAAGCATCGAGACGTGGAACAGCTTTCCCCCGACCACGGGGCTACCGTCCGGCCAGCGTGTAGCCAGCTCTACGGAGACACACATCGGGTGTACCGGTACCAGGCCTAGGAGCTGCCCGACCCCGCCTCGGACGTGCACGAGATACGCGTTGCCGTGTAGGAGCTGGTGCGCGAACACCGTCTCCTTCCACTCGAACGGGGTCATCCCACATACCTTCCCGGGGTTGTCCAGGAAGCTATCCACCCGTTGCTTGATCCCGGGGGTCGGCTCGGCCAACGTGTTAAGCGGCAGGCTGGCCAGTGTTCCGGAGACCAGGGACACGGCCCGCCAGACGGCGGACAAGCCGAGCGCGGAACCTTCCCCCACTTCTACTCCGGAGTAGTTCTCGGTCCCCAGCCCGAAGTAGGTACTCAGCACGGGATCACTGACGCTGATCGCCGTACGCTCCTGGACACGCTGCCACGGCCATCTCATAGGGATAGGGTATACCCATAGGGCACTAGAATGATCAAGTGTCTCTCACCTCAGATCTGGCAAACGCCTTCCAGGGCATGCCGCTCGACGATAAGGACCTGCCGGCGGCCGAGCTGGCAATGGCTTACGGTCGGGCGATTGACGCCGATCCTGAGACGGTGGCCAAACTGGGGCCGCTGCTACTGGCCACACTCGAAGCGCTCCTGATGACGCCACGTGCCCGGGCCGCTCTCGTGAAGGGGGTGAACGATGATCAGCGGAAGACCCAGTCACCTCTCGATGAGCTACGGGCCCGCCGGTCGGGAAGAGATAAGGGGTAGCGCCACTCCCCGGATCTGGACTCCCCCTCTGGTTGAGTTGACCCCGAAGACCAGCTACGGGTTCGACGTGATCGACTTCGCCAGAGACACACTGGGTATGCCACTCGACCCATGGCAAGAGTGGCTAGTCGTCCACCTCGGCGAGATGCTGCCCGATGGCCGGCCACGATTCCGGACCGTGCTGGTACTGGTGGCCAGGCAGCAAGGCAAGTCGCACCTGGCACGGGTGCTCACCCTGTATTGGATGTTCGTCGACCAGGTCCCGATGGTGCTGGGCCTCAACGCCACGCTGGCCTACGCCAAGGAGCAGTGGGCAATGGTCTGCCAGACGGCCACGGGCAACGAGTGGCTGGCCAGGGAACTACCAAGCAATGCCGTACGAGCAACCATCGGCGAGGAGTGCCTACGGACGTCGGCGGGCAGCCGGTACAAGATCGCTGCCGCGAACCGGAGGGCCGGCCGGTCGCTCACGATCGACCGAATCCTTGCCGACGAATTGCGTGAGCAGAGCACTTGGGATGCCTGGAACGCGTCGGTCAACGCGATGAACGCCCGCCGCGCCGGCCAGGTGGTAGCCATCACCAACCAAGGAGACGACTCAGCAGTCGTGCTCGACGCGCTCCGTAATCCAGCGCTGGCCTACATCGAGACTGGCGAGGGGGATCCGCGCGTCGGCCTATTCGAGTGGTCGGCCCCGGCTGGGAGCGATCCCACGGATCTCCAGGCACTCGCCCAGGCCTGCCCGGACCTAGGGAACCGGACCGATCCGGATGCGCTACTCGGCGCTGGGCTCCGAGCGAAGCTCGCCGGCGGTGAGGAATTGGCATCGTTCCGGACCGAGGTCATGTGCATGCGCGTCGCGCTCCTGGATCCCGCAATCGACCCGGACTGCTGGAAGGCAGCGGGCACCGACAGTCCTATGGACCTAGCGCCCTATCGACGCCGGGTCGCGCTCTGCCTAGATGTTTCCTTGGATGGCTCCCACGCGTCCCTCGTCGCCGCCCTGGAGCACGAGGGCCAGGTGCACGTGGACGTCGTCCGGGCATGGTCCGGGTTCGGCTGCACCAAGGCGCTCCGCGCGGAGCTACCCGACATCGTGAGAAAGGTAAAGCCCCGGGTGGTCGGCTGGTTTCCCGCCGGCCCGGCGGCTGCGAT